GATGTCGTCTTTACTAACATGTTGAAATACCCAAGTATCTACTTGTGTTTTATTCAATTTAGAAAAATCTGTGAAGGTGTTGGGGTTGGGAGGCGGAACATCTACAGATCCGCTCATTTTATATGATGAACCGTCACGTGCTGTACCTATGCAATACCAATCAATACTTCTAACAACATTTTGTAATTGCTCAGTACTGTATACGTTTGCAGGTCCTATTATCCATTCATAAATCATTCTATATCTCCAATGCGCAATATTTAGCATGTAGTTAAATAGAACACTAAATAGTATCACTATTAACATTACTCACTTGAATTAGGATATGTATGCATTAGAAAATGGATACCAATTATACAGGATTAAAGTTAGCCAACATATACCAGATGATTGGTTAGAACAACTTATCACCCAAGGATGTACACTATTTAATAATAAAGCCCGGGAATAACCCGGGCTTTATTATTTCTAAGTCTATTGTTAACTTAAAAAAAGTTAACAATATCAATAACTTAAAGGAACTTCAAATGTGCAGTATTTATGCTGATACCAGCGAGGTAGTCAGCTGCGTTACCCAAGCTGCTTGCAGTGTTGCTAAGCTCTAGGTAGCCATAACGTGACATGAAGCTTACGACTGGTTCGAAGGTATTTGGATCAATGATAACACCTGACGATGTTAGCGGAACATAGGGGCAATAGTAAGCTGCCGCATCAATTTCGCCTGGACCCTTATAGCCTACGAGCACATTGGTGTCGTCTGCTGCATACTGGTTTACATAAACACGCATGCTATTGTTCAAAGTACCAACAAACTTGGTGTTAGTTGGGGCTTCAAAAGTGCCTTCAGTTGTACGTGCAAACGCACTTGTAGTAGCTGATTGCAGGATGGTCAGTGATGTTGGGGAAACAACAACCCAGTTACCTGCGCCACGACGTGTGCGTGAGCCGATCAAGTTAGCAGCACGGTTGATAAGAATTGCCAATGCGGCATGTTCGTCACCAACGAATGTTGCAGTACCCGAAACTGCTGCTTGGTCGTATGTCAGGGTTGTACCTGCCAATGCGCCAAGAGAAGTCAAGATCTCCTGATCGATTTCTGCTGTAATTTCCTGCGCTAGAGCAGCCATAATTTCAGCTTCGATGTCGATACCTTGTTGTGCTTGTGCATCCTGTGCTGCTTCAAAAGTCCAGCGAGCGCTTAGCTTGCGAGTTTTTGCTTCAACTACCTCTTTGAGGATTTGGATGTTCAAACGCTTACCAGCAACACCTTCAAGTACGCTAACTGGTGCAGCAGCTGGTGCTGCGCTGTTACCGTTGCCTGAATAGAATGAAGCAATTTGGAATGGGCTCAATGCTTCAGTGTTAGCTGCGACAGCTTGTGGGCTACCGAATGTATCAGCGTAACGTACACGCAGCGTGTGGATCTGGCCAACTGGACCAGTCATAGGCTGCACGCCAATGATCTCGTTTGCTATGACCGTAGGCATAACACGACGGATAACTGGTAGAATTACTTTGTTAAGAGTGGCAATGTTACCGGCGCTGGTGCTGCCTGGTGTTGCACTTTCAAAAAGTATACCGGACTTGCTTTGCAGGTCCTTCTTAGTGTTCTCAAGGACAACGTCCATGACCTTCTTGCGATTGCCGGTCAGACCTTCGCAGAGTGCGGTCTTGGTTGCCGTCCAATGAGTTTCAAACAGATTCTTGCTCATTTTTAGACTTCCTTCCTTTATTTGATGCCTGCGAGATAGAGAATCTGACCAATGTCATTGGAACCTTCTTCTCTTACCGCTTCTGACAGCTTGTTTGGCCTGTCACCCGTGAATGCCACGGACTTGTTTTGAGTATTTTCAGCAAGTTGTTGCTTTACAACACTCTTAGTTTCACCGTTCATCACGGTGGGTAGATATCTGTTATAGGCTTCTCTCAAGTTTGTAGTCTTGATATCCCGTAACATTTCCTCCATAACTGCTTTCTTATCGCGGCTAAGAGGAGTAAGCATCTCATTGAGAAGTTCCATTCTTGTTGCACGATCGTTAGCAGCTTTGATTTGGGTGCTTGCGCTTTCAACCAATTTTTGTTTGGATTTGAGTTGCTTAGCAGCCTCGTCAATACGCTTATGGCTTTCAGCCAATTGCTTTTGCAGCTTCTTGACTTCAGTACCTTCTGATAGGTAGCTGGCCATATATTCAGCAGCAACAGCTTCGAATATTCTACGACCAAAATTGTTCTCACGAGCAAGTTTGATGTCTGCACGCCACTGAACCAGTTCGTTACGGACAACTTCGTTCAATGTTTTATCAAGCGTTTTAGACGCTGTTTTAATAAATGCAGAACGTGTTTCGTTGATATTCTTCTTTCCCTCGGCAGCTAGCTTGGCACGCTGCTCAATAAGAGCTTTTTTATCGGTTTCGAATTCAGCAATTTCTTCAGACAGTTTCGAAACTACGAAACCTTCCAATTTACTAATACGATCCCGTGTCTGCTTTTTAGCAGATTCGCGAATGGCTTCGACTTCTCTTGCCATTTTCTTACGTTGAGCGTCAAGAGTTTTACGATCTTGAGCGAACTCACGAAGTTCTTCTTGCAACTGTTTGCCAATGAAAGCATTCAGTAGCTTTATGTGTCCCGAAACCTTGTTTTCTGCAAGTTTCTTAGCTGATAGTGTTTCTTTGCTTAGTTTTGCCTTCTGAGCGATAAGAGCAGAGCGGTCTTCCGCAAACTCTTCTAATTCGCTTTTGATGGCATCATTGAGCATTGAGTCCATTGCTTCAACAAGTTGGTGCTTGTCTGATGCGTACCTAGCAGCATAATCTTCATGCAGTTTGGCTTCGGTTTGTTTTACTTTAGCTTCAAAAGCCTCCTGGAGAGCAGCCTTGACATCTGGGCCAAGGACTTCGTTCTCTAAGAGTTCTTCAATTTGTTTTGTCATCAAACCGACTCCTTATCGTAGTTTCAACTCGTCGACCCAGTTTAACAGTATTTTTGTCAAGTGCTTCTGTGCAGAAGAATCATGACGTACTGCTTCGGCTAGTTCGATAGTTCTGTATCCGTGTTTACGTCCCAATATAGATTCGTACATTGGTACGGGGTATGCATTGGGTGCGCTTGGCTTAGCAACGATATCAACAGTTAGCATGTCGAAATCACTAACTTCACCGTTGTCGTCTACATTGCCTGAACCACGACTGCTAACACCAAGCTTTATGCCGCTTGTTAATAGTGTGGTTACAATGTTGCCGCAGGGTGTTGGCAATACTTGTAGCTTGCCGTAACCATTGCCGCCGTCCATCCACATCTCAGTAATTTTATGACTTACACGATCAAGATGTATCTGTAGTTCTTGTGGGTGATCACACTCGCCAAGTACACCAGAGTCTTGCCTAATCGATTCGTTCAGTGTTTCTACTGCTTTGCGTATTTCATTTACAGGATAAACTCTACCGTTATGGTTGCGTAATCCACCCTGTACAAAAATGCCTTTCATGTAGACATTTTTTGGTTGACCCTCGCCGACTGATTCAGTAATGACTTCAGCTTTGGCTGCGTCGTAGGTAAGGTGCTCAACCAGTAAATTATTTTTCATCACACTACCTGTCCTTTGGGTGAAATATTTATAGAACTTTTTGTTTTAGTGTCTAAAACGGCGGGTTTTCTGCAAAAATACCGCAAACTTAAATTTGCGGTATTCTTTTTTTATATAAAACTATCTCAATTACTTGCGCGGTGCACGAGTCAATGGGCTAGTTTGGTTGCCTTTACCGAATGTACGATCGGTTGTATCCAATGCACTGCGGCTGTCTTCTTTGGCACCGTAGTTGCCTTTTTGCTCGTTTTCAGTGTCAGTGAATTCAGTCTTACGACGATTGTCCTTTGGAAGAATTTTGGTCTTTTGGCTTGGTAGCTGTGCAGGACGCTCGTAGCCACTTGCAGTTGGGCCTTTACCAGTTCTAATTGGTGCTGCGCCGAAACGCTGTGTTTGGCTTGGAGGTAGCGGGCTCTTACTACGCTCGTTGGAATCGCGTGGGCTGTACTTGCCTGAACCAACTTCGCCTGAAGTAGGAATTGAAACTTTTTCAAGTTCAATTGCTTCTGCCAAATCGTCGAAGTCTTCATCAGTGAACATTTCGTCCAACTCTTCTTCTTCTTCGCCTTCGTCGTCCGCTTCTTCCTCGTCGTCTTCTTCTTCGCCCATGTCTTCTTCACTGCCTAGATCTTCGTCATCAAAGTCGCTTGATCCGCCAGCTTCTGATTCTAGCTTTTCAAATTCTGCTTTGAGTTGCTCAAGTGCAGATTCTAAATCGCCCATTGTATTTTCGATGTTGCCCATGGTATCGCCGCCCATTTCGGCGTCGTCCATATCAGCATTGTCCATGTCCATGTCCGCATCGTCCATGTCCATTTCGGCGTCGTCCATGTCCATGTCCGCATTGTCCATGTCCATATCAGCATCCATGCCAAGGTCGTCATCGAATTCGTCGCCTTCGCCCATGATCTCCTCTGCGTCGATTTCGTCGCTTAGGTCATCGATGTGGCCATCGTGACGCATAAGATCATGACGCAGGTCTTCACCTTCATCACCACCAAGTACGTCTTCATCCATATCATCATCACTGATCAAATCTTCATGAATGGCACGTGCCTTTTCAATGAATACTTGGTGAAGTAGTTGTTTAGCACGATCCTCGTTACCGTTTACAAGGTATTCGAGGACTTGCTCAAGCTTACTTTTAGCCATCTGTAGTTCTCCTTAGGTAAATGTTGTAGCAGACTCAGGTTTATTTAAGCACGAAAATCAGAATGCGTGAAATATGCGTGAAAAATGACATATTTTTCACAAATTTAGTATTAATAGACTTTTTGTATCCAATAACAGCCGGTTAAATTTGCACTTGTTAAGTTAACAGTTACCACTGTGCCACCGCCATTTGGCAGTGTTACACTCTGTCCATTTGCTATATACCACCCCGTTGGAATAATTGCAGATGTTGGAATTGCGATAATGCCATTGGTTGGCATAGGGTTATCTAAGAATGTAGTTGTTATGATTATATTTGAATTACCATAAAATATGTTACTACCGCCAACAACACCATCTAATATTATGTTAGATCCATATATTAGAGAATTGGCTGCACCATTTGTTTGACCAGGTGTATATCCCAATGCTGTAATAACATCTGTGCTGTTAATAACATTACCCGTTGTAACAATACCATTGCTACCTACTGTGACTTTGGTATATGTACCTGGCGTTACTACATCTGCTAAATCAAGCGGCAGTATCACATTGCCGCTGCCATTAAAGCTTACGCTGCCAACAGCACTGTTTGTAACACTGATAGTCATATTACTGGCAAATGCATTGGCTGTGGTTGCAGTGCCTACAAACTGTAAACCGTTAACATCAATTGCCATTGTTACGCCAGCTGATATACCATTTGGAAATCTCGAAACCAACGCATAGTTTGTATCATTTATCAACACACTGGTTGGTAAATTTGCTGCTGTAATTGCAGTAAGACTAGTGGCAAACACAATCTGATTGCCTGCCAGTGTTAATGCAACTGCTATACCCGGTGGTATACTGACAGTTGCAGTACCTGCCATACCTGTAAATGGCGGTGTTAATATTTTCCATACTACACCATTGTAATATTTCAGCGTGGCATTTACAGTGTCATACCAAAGTTGTCCTATCAATGGATTAATAGGTGCAGTGTTGTTTGCAAAATTCTGCATAAGATATATGAAATTTTCATTTACATATAATCCAAAGTTAACAGAATTCTGTCCTATTAATGCAATACTAGTAGCAGTAGTGTTTATAGTACTGGTTGGCAGAATTATGAGATTACTACCGTTTGACGTTGTTAAGTTATAACTCATAGTCCAGGTGCTCCTTCCACAGGAGGCGCATATTGAATTTCAAGATGATCTGCATGCACTAAATCTTCTAGATCTTTTGCAGCCCGCATTTTTTTAAGTTTGTTAAGCTGCACCAATGTTATCCTGGTACGTCTGTTGTCACTGAGTTGCGCCTGATTGAACTTGTCGTCCTCTGGTGAATAATAGCCGCCTTCAAATTCGTCTGCTCGCATAGGGTTAACTCCAACTACGATATTTATGGTTGTTATGCACTAGGTGGTGCTCCTGCTGCTGCGCCTGGTACTGGTGATGCAGTACTGGCGCCGCCTGGTACTGGCGGTGCTGCACCACCTGTTGCATTTTCAGCACCTTCTTCACCTTCACCAGACTCTGGTTCTATACCAAGATCGCCTAAATCTGGTTCAGGACGTATGCCAATTGACGAGATGCCAGGTGCTTCTCCCATTGATGCAGTGCCGGTCTTTTTGCGAACTGCATCTGCATTTTCTTCACGCCACATACGTTCGTTATCTGCAATTTCTTCTTTGGTCCAACCTAGATAACGCTCAAGTGCAAAACGTTTACTGATATAACGATTTGCTTCAGTGCCCATAAGTCCGCTGAACAATTGTATTTGTTCACCGTCCATTTTCATTTGACGATATTGGCTAAAGCTTTGTGGTGGACAGAACTGCACTTCAAACAAGTTACTTTGTATTTCAATACCGCGATTTTTAAGAAACAGTTTGAATTCTTTGTCTAGTATAGGAGCCATCAAGTTTTGCAAACGTTGGCAATACTTGCTGAAACGATATTCCTGTACAAATGCTGCTCCTACTTGGCCATCATTGTAAACAGCAGTACCGTCTTCAGGTCCAGTTGGCAGATAGCTACTAGGAACACCAAGACCACGTATCATCTTGTTGTTGAAGTATTTCAAGTCGTCAATCTGACCCAGGTTTTCGCCGCCGCCCAACTGTTCAACTTTGGAACCTTTGCCGTCTGCGTTTGTGGCAAGGAAGAAGTCTTCGTTGATACTGATTGGGTTATAGCTTGCGTCAATAACGTTTGCACCGCCGCCTGTACGGTTAGGAATACGTCTTTGATAGATTTCGTTTTTAATACGTTCTACATACTGCATAGCACGAGGACCACTGAGCGATCCCACATCAATATAAAACACACGGCGATCAGGTGCTCTAACAATACGATAGATAAGAATACAGTCTTCAAGCAGATCTTTTTGCTTGTAAACTTTGTAGATACTTTCTAGTATACTAGTACCAAAGGGCCATTGATTATCCATGCCTTCGCTGAGGCTAAGATGTACAACGTGCGTTGCATCAACCGCAGTATCTTGTGGTAAGTTATCAAATCTGCTATTACGGCTACCTGGGCTGGAACTTTGCCCGTAGTTAACAGTACCTGCACCGGCTGCTGGGTTACCACTACGTGGATAACCGCCTGGGAAACTGTACTGGTCATGTACTAGCATGTTGGAACCAACCAGTGTAGTAAGATTGAAATCCATATCACGTATCACATACTGTTCTACGCTTTTACCTTTGTCTTCGTTGACAATGATTTTTTCAACTTTGGTAGGATCTATCCAAATCAGTTTGAATGTTTCCGGATCACGCACATATACCTGGTCGCCGTACTTGATAACATTACGGAACATACGCCACAAACGCTGTTGCCATTTGTTAAGACTGCACCACTGACTAAGAGTTTCAGTTACAAGCTTTATTTCAGTTTCTGTTAACTTGCCTTTATAGGTAATTTTGAATGGTTCTTCACCACTTTCAAAACTCTGTGTGCTAAAATCGCTAATGGTATCTAGTGCGCGGCTAATCTCGCTATCAAGATCCATTTGTTCGTATTGTACATAGCGTTCTACACGGTTAGGTGCACCACTATATACTTCTGGTAGATAGCTAGAATATTTGCTACTGCTACTAGGCTTACCATCGCCGTCGTTATTCCATTGATCAAGTTTGGCTTGTAGCCTTGCTTGAGTTGGAACTGCCGAAAAGTATTTCTTCCACGATGCCATGTTATCGCCTTGCGTTGTCTGGATATTTATTGTATACGTATTATTGGTAATTATCCTAATTATGGATAGACATTACCAGTACCATTACTATATGCATTCTTTAAAATAATTGTTTGATCATTTATATTTGTGTTAAGAGTAGTTAATAATTCTACCATTTTGTCAAATTTAGCATTCATAGATATATCTTGACGATTACTATCCATATGTGCAGATTCTATTTCTGCTGATAATACAGTAATAGACTGTGCCAATTCTTGTTCAGGTGGTACAGCAGTTGCATTGATTGTTTCTGTACCATCTGATGCAGTAGTTGTAGTAGAAGATACAGTTGGTGTAGGTGTCGCAATTGAATTTGCATTGCCGCCCAAGCCTAACAATGTACTAATATTATCCATATTAGTATATGCCGCAACTGACGCACCTGCTATCATAGCCAGATAGGGATTTTTTATCAGTGCTCTTGCTATTGCAGTATCCATAATTGCACTGCCGCCAATTTCGGCTGCGGCACCAGATCGTTCATAACCGGCACCTTTTGCAACACCACCTGCTTGTTCAAGCAGATAACCACCTGTTAATAATTTGAGATTTCTAGCTAGTCTTGCGAACCATGTTTCTGCTCTTGCAGCTTCTGCTTCTGCTGCACTAGCAGCAGCAGTACCACGGCCGTTACCGCCGCCACTATCAGGTCTACCTGGTGCAATTGCACTTCCTCGTAACAGAGATGTAACTGCCATTATACCCGCTGCGCCTGCGATACTTTCAACAATAGAATTATCTAATACATTAGTACCCAGTGTACCTCTTGCCATACCCGCCATATCATCAGACAGATTTTTAATCTCTGTTCCAAAGTGTTGCAGCTTGGGCATTAGATTTTGCGCAGTTACAATAGATAAATCTATCATTGCACCTTGCACTTTATATGTAGACTGTGTTAGATTTTGCTGTTGCTCTTTTAGTTTTGCAGCAAAATCATCTATCGGTGCAGCTTGACCGTTATTTGCTGCTGCATCTGTTATTAAACCTTTTAATATATCCGCTTGCTGTGTAAATCCACCTTGTATGCCAGTTGCATCAACATTGGAACTATTTGCACCTTGTGAAATATCTAATGGATTATTTCGAATCGAAGTTGCAATCTCCTGCATGATTGCATCCATTTCCTCTTCGGTATTGGCTTGGCTATAACGTTCGAACAGTTCTCGACCTTGGCCGCCTAATGCAGTTACCCATTTGGGTGCAACAGCAGAAAATCCTTGAGTTTTAAATGCCGCTATCTGATTGAAGAAATCTTTACCTACGTCACCCCATTTTCCCAACTGTTGTTGATTTCTAGTAAGTTTATCGTTTTCTTCTTGTGATAGGTGTAGTCTAAGGAATGCAATGTCGTTTTGTTTTAATCTGTCTTTGATTTCCTGTTGAATCTGTTCTCTGTTTTTACCAGTTGCTTGCGATGCCAAATTAAGTTGGTTTGCAAATTCTTTTGCGCCATTTGCAACTGTTAATTCATTTAAGTTACGTAATCTACCAGATGTGTTTAGTATTTCTGTATATGTAAGCAGCGTTTCGTTGGCCTGCTCCTGTGTCATGCCAAGTTGCGTACCGCCAGCGGTTGCTTCTGTAAATGCTTGTCCTAATGCATTTGTTTTAGCAATACCCATGCTGGTTATTACTTGACCATGTTTGGTCATTAACTTTGTTATGCCAGTAAGGTCTGTGCCAAATGCCTGCATAGACTGTGTAAGTTGATTTGCACGCATGACAACACCGCTGTCATACATTTCAAACATGGCATCTGCCGCAGCACTTGCTTGTGCAGCAACACCTGTTAATATATTACCAACTAATTTTAATTTACTGTTTATAAGAGCTGCTGTGGCATCCAAACCTGAACTGCCACCTTTTGCCATGCTAGATAATAGAGTAACACCTTCTCCTATTATACCAGACAAGCCAGACAAGCCTCTATCAACAGCAGTTGATGTGGCAGATGATGTATTAGTACTGGCTCGTAGTGCATCTGCTATTTTTTTAGCGTCTTCTGATGACAGTCCAGGTGTATCAGCCATGTATAATTTCTTTCAAAAAGTATTAAAATCAAAGGTAAATATCAACAGTATCGATATACACCAAGACAGTATAAGATATTTATGGAGAACAAATCATGTCAACTAATCCGTTACAAAGGTATTTCAGACGTCCGGCAATGTGGGTAAAATTGCCTACACTGGGAAAATGGTATACCAGAGGAGAAGTAACATTTAACGAGCGACAAGAAGTTCAGGTGTTTGGTATAACCGCCATAGACGAAATCATGTTGAACACGCCTGACGCATTATTCAATGGGCATGCATTAGAAACTGTAATAACCAGCTGTATACCGGAAGTACACGACGTTAAGAATCTACTACAGCCTGATTTAGACGCATTGTTTGTTGGCATTAAATCTGCATCTAATAATGGAAAATACGAAATTACTCGCATATGCGAAAAATGTCGTCACGAAAATACATTTGAGATGCAATGTAATCACCTCATTGACAGTATGACTTATGTAGAAGATAGCGATGCTGTTGTAAACATAGACAGTGATATCAGAGTATATGTGAAACCATATACATTTGAAATGCGTAGTTTATTAATTCAACGTCAGCTAGAAGAACGTAAAGTACTAAGTGCCATAGATAATGATACAGAATCAACCGACAGTCTAGTAAAAGCAGATGTTTTTGCGAGAAGTGTAGAAAAAATGTCTAGATTAACATTCAGGTTAATAGCAGATTCTGTCACTAAGATAGAAATATTAGGTAAAGATCAATTATCTGTTACCGATAAAGATCACATAGCAGAATGGCTTACAAATGTTAACAAACGTATATCAGATGCAATTATTTCAGCAGTCGCTGCATTAAACGATTTAGGACCACCTAAAACTACAAATGCACAGTGCCAAAATTGCGATCATACATGGACGGAGGCGTTGAATTTCGATCCTGCGCTTTTTTTCTCTCGACAGTGATGACCGCTAGCCCTGAGCAGATATATGAAATGTTATCAGTTCTTAAATCTAACAGGGAAATCATAGATACTGACATTGGTAATTTAGTATATTACATGAATGGGGGTCTTGATTATAACGATGCGTGGTTGCTTACAGTGGATCAAAGACGTAGTTTGATGACTGTGATACAAAAGCACTTTGATGCTATGAATCCCAAGAAGGGATCTATGTTATAATTCTTTTTGGATTGTCTAATCCTGAGTATCTGTGCTGAGCGTAAACGCTCATCAGTTAAATGCTATCGCATTTAACATTTTCTTTAATTATTAAGTTCTTATGTATTTCTGGTAGATTTGTGTTCATATCACTCCCTTTACAGGGGAGTAAAATGAAAAGGTCTTTCTGGTTAGAATGACGATCATGCCCTTTCATCCTTGCCTTGCGGGCAGCTGGCGGAGTACCTAATTCCAGCTTGCGGATGCGATCCTCTGAGGAGTCTATACCTCAATACTCGGTTATGGGTGTTTACCCAAGCTACAGTAAAGTCAAACGGCCAGACCATTACTGCATTACAGAAAGCCAGTCAGACGGCTACTGTAATCCTTTTTCTGATTTTTTCGGCCAGGGCTGTGCAGTAGAATCCCTGTAACAGTGAGTGTGATAACCTTGCCGTTATCCTTTCACTGGGTGGTGACACCACCATTATAGAGCCAATATAAATGCAATAGTAGAGTAGAATTTTGGGATTTGAAAAGTAAGAACTGTTAGCTTACTTTGGGCTTGATGATCTGATAAGTTCTTGTTCAATAATTTGAGATAGCTTTGAGCGGTCTTCTGTGATCATTAATGTGCCAACAACTGACCATAGAGCAATACGTTGCTCGTCAGTTAATTCTTTGTATTTTTTATCTAGTATTTTATGGAATTCAGTTTTCATATTATAGCATGGACCGGCAATAGTACCGTAGTTAACCATCGCTGGTCGACGTTGCCATGGACTTTTCTTAACTACTGCCGGAGCAGGAGTAGTTGCAGCAGTTGCAGTTTTTGCTTCTGCTGGAAACCAGTGCTTAGCTGGCGCTTCTTCAGTTACGGCAACTGTTGACTTGCTGGTTGTTTTCTTAATGGCCAATGTTGTTCTCCGTTGCTGTTAATATAGCATTGCTTGTGATAGGTATGTCTGTCAAGTTAACTGTGTCGTCTAAGAAAAAATGATTGTCTGGCTGAGCTAGATAGTCATCTAACGTATGCATATAGTAGTCCTTGTATCTATTATGATACTTTCCCGTAATTGGCTGTTTAAGAAAAGCAATGATATCTACATTGTTGTATTTAACAATTAGTACCATTTCTTTACTACTGGCAGCAGCATCTTGTTCTGCTTGACCCAACCATGTATCCCATTGAGATACTGTGTGTTTTATCCAGCTTTGTACACTGGGAGGTGATTTGTAGTGTTTACATTCTATACTATATGCGAAATTCCTAGGACAAATAAGATCGCCAAACACTGCATAATCCATACTGTATTCTTCAGTTCTAGTTTTGTTGGAACCTCCAAAAAAACTGCCAGAATCTGGATTGCGTCTAAAACCTGATTTTACTCCAAGTCGCGATTCAAATCTAGCACTTAGCAAATTGGCTATTTTTCTTTCGAACGTATTGCCTTTTGCTTTACCATTTACTACCATTAATACAACCTCACTATGTATTATATAGCACTCTCATGGTCGAAACTAAATGACGTGAATGAATTTTCTTTTATAACACTTAGTACGTTGCTTACTCTTGTGATTAGTTCTTCTCTATGGCTAATAACAAATATATTTTTATTGCGTTCTCGATCCATCTTTTTAAGAACTGCAACAGAACATTCAAGTCCTGCTGGATCTAATCCGCTATCTAACAGTTCGTCTATAAACAACAAGTTGATAGCTTGATTGGTATTTTCAAATATATCTCTAAAACTCCAACTGAGTCCCAGTATCAATCGTGTACGTTCACCTCTGCTGAGATTGTCAAAGTCCAAGTCTTGTCCTAGCAAACTGATTTCAGTGGTAAGATCGTTCAGGAATTTTATGTTGTGTGGCAATCCCAACTTGTCTAAGTAATCGTTAAGCCTGCTGTTGAGATATGACAGGTTTTGATCAATGATACGCTTGCGAATAAAGCTATCCTTATTGGTCAGCAACCGCAGCAAGAACTCTTGATGTTCTCTTGCTTTGTTAATTGAGTTTAATTCATCATAACTTACAGGCTGTACAGTGTTTTGCAAACTGTCAACTTGATCCAAATAGGGATTTGTTAAATTACGCTCGCGTAATAGATCTTTGTGTAGTGAATCTACAGTGTTTTTGTGATTGAGTGCTTCTTTGAGAGTTGGATAAAATACATTGGGTTTTGTCATACTTTCAAACACAGGTAACATGCTATCAAGTTGTACAGTTAAATCTTCTACATCTTTACGTTCTACGCCAATTTGTGTATCAAGATTGCCGATACGTAGCTCTAACTCACCTACAATATCTGCATGAGTATGACCTTTAATGCCACTGCCGCACATTGGACATTCTTGTCCTTGTGCTTTGGAATACTGGCTAATAAGTGCATTTAGTTGTGTGTCTAGTTGACTGATATGCCTATTCTTTACAGCAATATCTTTATTGTACTGTGCGATACCGGCGCTGAGTTCTCTATAAATCTCTACATCGTTGTGTGCAGCAAGTTCTTTATCAATGTCAAGTGTTTCTAATTGCTGAATAGCAAGTTCTAAATCACTGATGTCACGTTCATGCTTTATGTCCCAGTTATTAATACGAGTCTGCAAGTCTGCAACTGTCTTTTCAATTTTCTCATTGGCAGTTTTTACAGTTCTAATCCTAAATTCTTCTTGATCTGCTTGTAGTTTTGTAGCTTTAATAAGCTCTCTGAGATTTTCAGCTTTTTGGCTAAGCATAGTAATGCCTAGCAGCTCTTCGATTATTTCTCGTTGTTTGCCAGCACCCATTGCTAAAAATGGTTCTGTGTAGGTGTTAAGTGCTACAATGTGTTTAAACAGTGTATGGCTCATGCCAATTACACGATTGATAGCCGGCTGTGTATCACGCGAATCGCCTTGTGCTTCATCAGTTGCATCTTCGCCGGCATTGTTTTTATTATCAACCATCCAACGAAAAAACTGAGGTTTGCGACCACGTTCTATTCTGTGTGTATGCCCATTAACTTCAAATTCGATACTAACAGCCATATTTTTGCCGTTGATCTTGTTTACAAGATTATCTTTTTTAATGTTAGTAAGTGCATCACCGTACAATCCGTAACTGATAGCTTGTAAAATTGTACTTTTACCTACACCATTGCGCGAACCATTACCTCCCAAGTCCAAGTTGTCGCCTAGCACAAGCGTAAGACCATTACGGTCTAGTTCTACTACTTGAGTAACAGCACCAACAGACAGGAAGTTTTTAAGTGATATGTTTTTAATTTTTAACATGCTTAAATGCTCTGATAAATTTCTACTAATTGCTGCTTGTTAATTGTATTGCTTTCTATACTTTGCAAGTGACTGATTACAATCGTATCAACACTTTCGAAATTGATATTTGCATCATCTAATTGTGTGGTCTCATCTATTTTTGTAACTTGCAATGATACTTCTCTGGCATTCATTTCAGTTTCAATTAGTTCTTTAACAAAGTTTGCTTCTTCATGTGTTATATCTATATCTACTGCAATACGTGCAAACGTGTTGTTGTCTACAAACTTGGCAGGATCATCTAGCAGTTGACTCATGTTTAGTGTACGGTACTTGGGAGCACCTGGCCATGCAATAAACTTGGGATCATTGCCTGGTGTCCACAACATTGCACCTCGCTCGTCGTCCCATGCATCTGCATAGTCATGCGGAAAGCAGTTACCTGTATACCAAATCTTGCCTTTGTTTTGACGCTTGTGGAAGTGTCCACTAAACACTTGCGTTTGATTAACAAAGTGTGTTTCGTTCAACTGTCCATGATCCGGCATTTCTACCATTGCATTCATTTTGAATCGCGGCAATTCAAAGTGACCGAACATATACGGTGATTTAATCTTCTGCACCTTTTTCCAGTCATCACCGACCATCCAGGGCACAAAGCTGACACCGTCAACTTCTGTCATAGTATCCATAAGATGAATGTTGGGATATTCGGTAATGTAAGGTATGCTGTGTATTTCATTCTTGTCACGATAAAACTGATCATGGTTGCCAAGAAGAAACCACACATGGTCAAAGTAGCTGTTTAGCAACTTGAGACCGCTTACTGAATAATTCAACGTGCTTACGTTGATGGTACTGCGCACATGATGATAATCTCCTAAAAATATACAGTTCTTGATATTGCGTTCTTCGGCTTGCTCTATCATCCATTTGATGAAACGTTCACAACTGTCATTGTGATCTCTTGAATTATTACGCATACCGTAATGTATATCACCAAAAACCATTGTATTTGAAAAGTCTACAGATTTTTTCATCATTTCCATTTTTTGTTGCAGTCTATAACAGGATTACTGACAGTTTTTATAATGTACCCTTTGAACATAGGTTTTGTCAAACAAACTTTGCGCCCATATTCGATATCTATTCCAAGCTCTTTGGTTGCTTTTTTACAAGATGAGTATGTCGTAACATTACCGTCGAGATCTGTTACCTCTATTGTATATCCATATTTGGCATGCTGCTGTTGTTCATTAACAGTAAAACCGCTATTAGCAATTCTATCTAGCCTGCTTTGTATTTTAATACTGTATGAATCTCGTTCTTTTTGACTTAACCCATGCAAACTGTGATTAGTTTTTAATGTGTTAGATCTTTTAGTAATATGATCATTTTTTATAAAAATCCAACCGCCTACTGCGTTATTGTTCATATTATAATATAATTTGTTATTTTGAATGTCAGGTATTGTATCTAACCATTTTTGTTCACATTTAAATGTTAAATTTCTATCATCTACAGTAATGTATTCTAATACAATCATGGTAAAATTATCAGGATATTTTTTATATTCTCTTTTAAAGAGTGTACCGGATCCTATATAGTTGTCATTAACTGCACCGAAATGCGACCCTATATATTTTTTACCGTTTTTAATATTTGTCCATTCATAGACGTACCCAAAGTAATCTTGTTTGTATATCATATTGCATACCATCTGTACTAATGAATGTTATTTATCAGCGGCGATTGGTATGCAATTAATGCAATAGTATTAGTGAAATCTATGTTTTTAGTCATATAACAGCATAAGGTATTATGCGCAAAGTATCAACCATTGTCGTCAGAAGTGTCTGATTCTGCTATTTTTGCTTGCTTTGCCATAGCTTCTGCATGCTGTTGTGCCATACGTATCATGTCATGTTCTGTTTGTCTTGTATAGCTGGGAGTAGCACCGTTCATAATCAGGATATCGTCTCTGATATTTTGATTTCGTTTTTCTATGTTAAGCACTCTGGTAAAGCTATTGGTTATGGCTGCTGTATAATATGCGAACGGATTCGGTGTGTCCGACCTGCTTTCGTCAAATTGTAGTCCTATTTGACTTAGCTGTAACAGTGCTTGGCTTTTCATTTCGTCTATATAGGTATAGCCACGCCAGTTGCCCCTGTGTCCGTATCTTTCTACCAGCTTCATAAACATCATTGCCAGTTTGTTGCTCATTTTGCCGTGACTGTTTGAAAAATGCCCGTTTTGTAATCCGCCTTGCCAGTGACTTTTTCCCACACATACAAACTGTTCGTCGTCATAGATAAAATGTTGGAATGGTGGAAAATTACATTTCAAATGTCTGTCGGCTTCGTTTTTGGCTTTTGCTAACTTTTCTTCATTTATCGGTATATGGTCAAATGTCATCACTCGTATTACAATATCTTTACGTTGTACATCGTCTAAACTGTAATTGATCACGGGCGATTTATTACCAGCAGCAATTTGTGCTTTGCGTTCTGCTGCAATAAAAACATCCACACGTTTTTGCCTTGCATCATCAATACGTTGAGTGGTAACTTGAGTTATATCACTTACAATGAAATCATACGCGGTATGTCTGGATTCTAAAAATTCGCAATAGGAAATCTTACTACGATGTATTTCTTCTAGCAAGTCTTTATTAGTTAAGTATTTTATTTTAGCGACTACTGCCATGTTTACACATTATCCAAACTATTGGTAGATTGCCATCTACATGTAAATTAACTTTGCTGAATTTTTACCAATGAAGTCAAATAACAAACAATGGTTGCATATTTATTTTGCATATTAGCTATGTACATGGCAAAAATACTTCAAAAATATCACCATAAATACTAAGAATGGAGTTTTATAAATGGCAGACATTTTGTCGCAATTGGGTGGTATGGCAGTGCCTTTTACAGGCACACAGTCTCCTAATACCAGTAACAACAGCGATGCACAAGGTCGCAGAGTTCGTTTACGACCCAAGCCTGCTGCTGCAATGCAAGTATATGGGTCAAACGGATTGTTACAACCGTTGCGTAATACCAATGGCATGATATGGCCATACCAACCTACAATAACATGGTCGCAGGCTGTAAATTATAGTCCAATGGAATTGGTACATACTAACCAAGATATACAGGCATATGTAAACACACCATCTACAAAACTTCAAGTGTCTGGCGATTTTAGTATACAGAATCAGCAAGATGGTATATATGCAATTGCAGCTATACATTTTTTACGAACAGTAACAAAAATGCATTTTGGATCTAGCGACCCCAATGCAGGCGTCCCACCCCCTGTGCTATTATTCGATGCATACGGACAATATATGTTTAACCAATTGCCAGTTATTGTAACTAATTTTACAGTTAGTTTACCCAACGATATAGATTATGTACCTGTAGATTTGTCTAATATACAAACATACTCTGGCAATCAAACAACTACAAATATACCAGGTTATAGTCAATTGCAAGTAACACCTTCTATTAATAGTTTTCTCAATAGTGCAAATTCTACATTAATAGCTACTCGTATGTATAGACAAGATTTAACAAATGTAAATGATGGTTATATTTGGTTGCCGTCTGTGTTTAATTTGATGGTCGACATCACAGTACAAAATACTGCAACCAGACTGCGTAGTTTTAATCTTGACAGTTTCAGAACAGGTAAATTGATGACACAAGGACGCTGGATATGAGTACTGTAAATTATCAACGCACCAGTCCATATATTTCTACTCCGCAAGTTACTCAATATGTAAACTATCTAGGATTCTGGAACGGTGTATATATAAATCCTCAAAGTACAGATTTATTAGTGCAATTGGATGCACAATATCAATACAGGCCGGATTTGTTATCATATGTACAATATGGTACGACTCAACTTTGGTGGATCTTTATGTTGCGAAATCCAAATGTAATTAAAGATCCAATTTGGGATTTTCTAGCTAATATTACTATATTTGTCCCGCAGAAAGAATCTCTAGCAGGATTGGTCTGATGACATTCAATTTAAACAATATTGCAAATAACGTTGTAAATAAAGTTACCGATGCAATCAAACCATTAAATCCTATTAAAATTGATGCTTCTGCAATCGGCACTTCTATCAGAACTGCAATAGATACCGAATTTTCAAATATACAAAATAACTTAACATCTACATTAAAGGGTATCGCAAATACCAACTTTAATAACTTAATAGCATCTGGTTCTAACGGATTATCAGGATTATCAGGATTATTATCTGGTGCAGCCAACGGCTTTAATACTACAACAAGTTGGGCCTCTAATGGACTTAGTAGTTTAGTAAATGTTAAAACTAATTCATTGAATGACTATGCAAACTATGCATATCATATTAGATTTTTTATGACCAATGATGTACAAGCATATACAGGTATTAATAATTCTAATCCTAATAGTAATGGGTTAAATAAAATTATTATTGCAGAATCTGGTGTAACAGCAGGATTTAACATTATATCGTTAACTGCACAAGCTGCGGGGAATGCCAATGCAAATAAACGTAATATGTGGTCAAATACAAATTATACGCTTGTTATAAATGAGCCGCTAGGTATAACACTACTAGATAAGATGTATTATTCTGCAAAAGAATTAAAAGTTGTTAATCATATTAAATGCCCATATTTTATAGAAATATGGTTCACAGGATATAATGAAGACGGTACAATAGCAGCCAATAACTTATTTTATAGTTTGAACAGAGTTAAAATAATAGAAATTGCTGCTGATAGCAGCCATATAGGAACAACATATACTCTTAACATAATAAACGATTCTGTATGGGCAGAATTTAACTCAGTGTCTACACCACCATCTAACACGTCCATTGATGCAAGTACATTGGGCGAATTTTTTACAAAGTTCGAACAAAAATGGAATAATATGGAATCTAATATAAATCAAGACGGTTTAAAACGAAACAATTATACATTTAAAATACCAAACGAGTGGAAATCGTGGACACTGCGTAATCCAGATGTGTTGAAACAAAACTCACGAAATGCACCAATGTATGCTGAATTACAAGGCGGCAAAACAATTGTCACTATAAACAGGGGGCAAAGTGTTGAAACTGTTGTAGACTTTGTTATATATCTATGTCAAGAAGCTCAAAAATGGATAACAGGTGAGACTTCACCTGCACCCGGTGCTGCTAGCTTAGCTGAACAGGGTATGATAAGATATGTAACTGTTTATCCCAAGGTTGAATTAGATCAAACTAGACTTGTCGACCCTGTAACTAAAGATTATGTGCAAAATATAACATATATGCTTATTCCAACTGAAAGTGTTAAATCTTATACTGACATGGAAACAGTTAAAGCAGTGCAGAATCTTACTACTAAACAAAATAAACTCAACTATCTACTATCTAATAATAGACTTGCTAGAAAATATGAGTATATCTATACAGGTAATAACACAGAAGTTTTAAAATTTGATTTTAATTTACAGAATCTTTGGACTATTAGCCAACCTACATGGATACAAAGTAACAGCTACGACCAATATACTCAAGGTCCTGTTATTGATATTAATAGTGTGGGTGTTCAGCAAGTTAAAGGATTACTAAACAGAACTAAGTTATTGCCAACCGGTGTATTGAATATATTAGATGCTGCATCCAATGTACTTGATAATTTAGCAAGTCCAATTACAACTGCAATAACAACTATAAAATCTGCTGTGGCAGAGGAACAGCAGTTGTTAACTAATCAAATTAATAGCCAAGTAACTAAACTGGCTAATACATTGAATATAACTACCCCGTCAACCAGTGCAGATAAAAGTAATATTGTATTTAATAACACATTGTCTTTGAATTTAAATGCAGGTGATATAACAAAATCAATAATTGCCAAAACAGAAGCTGAATTGTTTTCAAATGTACAAAGTGCTACTAAACTATTGACCGAACGTCAACGTGCATTATCTAATAGATTTGCGGAAGATGCAACACCGCCTACTGCAAATTCTATGTTGCCTGTAACAGGTATGTTCGACTCTAAACCTAGCCAGCAACAAGTTAGACAAAACGCAGATCAAAATAAATTAACATCGGTGGCTGATCCAAATGCATTTGTACCTGGAACAGGATGGGTGGGTGCTATTATTGGAAACCTGTATCAAAATGCTGCATTTTTAAATATAGATCTAACGATCAGGGGAGATCCATGGTGGATACCAATTGGTAATATTTTTCAAGATACACTTGCAGAAGAATTAGTTGGTACTCAACGTTCGACTGGCAATGGAGCGCAGGTAAACAATGCCTCATATCTCGGGGGCGATAACGAAATACTGTTAGAGTTTAGGGCAGGTGTACTGATTAACGAAGATACAGGTTTGGCAGTCTCAGATCAAAATGGCGCAGATTTCTTTACAGGTTTATATGTGGTTAATAACATCACAAATATTTTCAATCGTGGCAAATTTACTCAAACTTTGAAATGTT